GCGACTCGCGCGTTTTCGCAGCAAAACTGTTTTCTGTTTTGCTTGGCACGCAGCAAAAGATTTCCGGGAATTTTTGGGCTCCGCGAATAAACCTGTGCGCATCAATAGGTTATCCAGTTGAGCGTCAGTTTTTGCTTGTCGATCGCTGGCGCAAACCGGAGGCAAAAAGTAGCAGTTAGGGAATGGATAACTGGTAAGTAAGTCAATGAGTTACTTAGGAAAGTGGCATATCTTTTGCTCTTAGTGGGCGAAAGTGGAGCAAAACCGAAGTATGGGCGGAAAAGGATCAGGTGGTCACAATAAGAAGTCTGCGGCGCAAAAGAAAGCGGAGGGCAATCGCGGACGTCGACCGGTTGAAGACAGCGACCTCGTAACTTTACCCGGCGAACCGCAAATGCCGTTCGACATTGCGCCTGGCGCTAGATCCCTGTGGCCGCAGGTATGCTCGATTCTGGCTCAGAACAAAGTTCTTTTCAAATCGGATGGCATAGCGATTGCTAAGCTCTGCTCCGACCTCTATTTGTGGATGCAGCTCGACCACAATGTCTGCAAGTTCGGGCCAATCATCGTCGAAGAGCGTGATGAAAAAACCGGAACCTGCACCCTAAAGAGAAATCCGGCTGTGAACAGCCGGGCCGCGGTCGGCAAGGATCTGGCGGATGATTGGGCGCGCTTTGGCCTGGATCCGTCGGCGCGCGCTGGCATCATCATGCCGGACCAAGAGAAAGAAAGCGCGCTCGAGAAGTTACTGAGAACCGCGGCCGTCGACGAAGTGGTCAATTAGCCCGATGGTCGTACATCAGACGACGTGGAGGACGTCGGCCGCCCAAGAGCTGCTGGCCAAGCACTGCGGACGGCTGCCAACGCTAGCGCGATACGTTCTCGACATTCTTACTGGCAACATCCCCGCCGGGCGCATGGTTTTCCTGGCGGTAGAACGATTCCTCAACGATCTCGACCGCGCCGAGCGGAAGGATCCGGGGTTTCCATACTTCTTCGATCAGGGCGCGGCCGGCCTGGTCATCAAATATTTCGCACTGCTCTGCCCGTTCAAGCTAGAACCGTTTCAACAATTTATCGTCGGCAACATTTTCGGCTGGAAGGTACTCGGAGTTAACTGCGAGTTTCACCCGCGCGGTCATCGTCGGTTTCAGACCTGCTACGCGGAAATGGGAAAGGGAAGCGGCAAGACTCCGCTGGTCGCCGGCATCTCCACGTTCGGAGTGATCGCAGATGGAGAGCCGGGAGCGGAAATCTATATCGCGGCGCCCTCAAAGGAGCAGGCGGCGATTTGCTTCCGCGACGCGGTCCGTATCGTCGATAACAGCCCGGACCTTTCGAAAGAGTTCAAACAGCACGGCTGCAACGGCAAGATGCTGTCGGGAAACCTGTCGCACGGTACCTCGTTCATCCGGCCGATCTCAGCGGAGCACAAAACTCTCGACGGTCCGCGGCCGCACATGGTCGTCGCGGACGAGCTCCACGAGCACAAGACCACTCTAGTTCTGGACAAGCTCACCGCCGGATTCAAGGCTCGCCATCAGCCGCTCGATCTTGAAATAACGAATAGCGGTTGGGACCGGGACACGATTTGCTTCTATCACCACGATTACTCGCGCCAGGTGCTCGAGGGAATCGTGAAAAACGAGCAGTGGTTCGCTTACGTCTGCCAGCTTGATGTCTGTCCCAAATGCCGCGCGGCCGGCAAGGATCAACCGACGTGCGATGACTGCGATAACTGGCTGGACGAAGCGGTTTGGATTAAGGCGAATCCTGGCCTCGGAACGATTCTTCAAAAGGATTACATCCACAAGCAGGTTAAGCAGGGCTTGGAGATCCCGGCGACGCGGAACCTCATCCTCCGCCTGAATTTTTGCATTTGGACCCAATCTGAGGAGCGGTTCATCGCTCCCGAGCAGTGGCGAGCTTGCTCAGGGGATGAGGTCGCATCACTCGGAATGCCGAGTACCTCATCCGCCTGGTTCAACTACATGCTCTTGTTTCTCAAGGGCATGTTCTGCTATGGGGGCCTCGATCTGGGCGCCGTCAATGACATGAGCTGCCTGGCTCTCTATTTCCCGAAGCAAAAAAACTTGCTCAAGGACGTGCTCATGTTGTGGACCTGGGCTCCGAAAGACGTTGAGCACCACAGAATCCTAAAAGAGAGGTTCGGCTACAACGAGTGGGTGGCGGATGGGTTCCTAAAGCTGGTGTCCGGGCCGGTGACTGACTACCCGGCAATCCGAGAGGACATCAAGCAGATCAACCGCGATTACTTCATTCACGAGATCGCATTCGATCGACGTTACGCCTTCCAGCTACAGCAAGAGCTCTCGGATGATGGCATCACCATGGTAGAGCACGGTCAAGGAACTGCCGACATGACCGGGCCCATCAAGGAATTCCAGCGCCGCATTCTCGGTCGCGAATTCATGCACGGGTCGAATCCGATTCTGACATTCATGGTCGACAACTTGGTCGTGAAGTCGGACGGCAAAGGGAATTTGACCTGCGTGAAGCCAGACAATCCAAAGTCACCGCGCAAGATCGATGGCGCTGTGGCGAGCATCATGGCCATGGGCCGCGCGGCGGCGAATCCGAATAGCGGCTCAGTGTACGAGACGCGCGGGGTTCAGGAGATCTGATGGAACTGGCGAGCGACATCCTCGTATGCATTGGGACGGCAATCGTTATCTTCGCGCTGTGGATGATCTGGCATCCACTCGGTTTGCTTGCATTCGGCTTGGCCATGGTCGCCCTGGGCTTTGTTTTTCACGTTCGGGCGCTGCGCACTAAGGCGCAAGGGAAGGCTAGGGCATGATCCTCGAATCTCTGCTCAATATCAGCGCCGAAGGGGACGCCGGCTTTAGCACGCTCGGCAGTCCGGCCGCCTGGCTATTCGACTCTTTCGGCCTGGTTCCCTCTGAGGCTGGCGTCCTCGTCTCCGAAAGAAACGCGACAGGACTAAGCGCCGTGTGGACCTGCGTGAATATAAGAGCAGGCCTTATGGCTTCGCTTCCGCTGAACCTTTATTCGCGCGAAGCCAATAACCGACGCAAGCTCGCCGACAACCGCCGCGAATATCGAATTCTGCACGACCGCCCAAGCCCCGAGGACACGTCTTACACCCTTCGCCATAAGCTTGCAATTAGCATTCTGCTCTGGGGCAACGCCTATGCTCTGATTGAGACCGATGGCCGCGGCCAGCTCCGCTATCTCTGGCCCTACCACCCTACGAACGTCCGCTTGGTCTATGGCAAAACTCGCGGCGACTATCACTACATCGTCACCGGCCAAGGTCCGGACGGATACGTCGAAAAGAAGGTGATGCCCGAGGACATGATCCACCTTCGCGGATTCTCCTACGAAGGTCTTGAGGGAATCTCGGTCATTCAGAACTATCGCCGCGGCCTGGGCATGGCGATCGCTCGGGAAGTATTCGAATCAAACTTCGTAAAAAATGGCGCGAAAGTCTCCGGCATCCTGCAGTACCCGGGTCGCCTCGGTCCCGAGGGCCGCGAAAACCTGCAGTCATCCTTTGAAAAGAAGCACGCCGGTTCGGCGAATGCCGGGCGAGTTTTGCTGCTCGAAGAGGGCGCAAAGTTCATCCCGACAATGATGCCCATGACTGACGCGCAATTCATTGAGAACAAGAAGCTAAGTCGGGCTGAAATTGCCGGTTTGTACCGTATTCCGACTATGTTGTTGCCGGGTTCTGATGACAAGGCTCCAACCTATTCAAGCGGAGAGGTATTTAACCGACAGCTAGTCGATTACGTGTTGCGCGACGATTGCACGCTCTGGCAGGACGAATTCTCCTCGAAGCTCTTTCCTGATGGTGATCACTTCTGCGAATTCGATCTCAAAGATTTGCTCCGCGGCGACACCGCCGCGCGAGCGGAGTATTGGTCGAAGCGCTGGCAGATGGGCTCGATCTCGGCAAATGAAATTCGCGCTGATGAAAATGAGAATCCGATTAAGGGTGGAGACAAGTATTACGTCCCGGTCAACTACCAGGCGACTGATGAACCGCCTCAGCCGAGACCCGCTGCAGTTCCTCCCGTCGAACCAAACGAACCGCCCGAGCCTCCGACTCCAAAAAAAAAGCCCGGCAGCGCGTTCTTTCACGTCGTCCTGGCGAACCTTACGAATGAACTGAAGGCCTGGGAAAATTTTAGCTCGAAACGCGCGGCTGCAAAGCTGCGCGGTCTGCTCGTAGAACCGATGGCCGCTGAACTCGGTTGCACCAATTCCGAGTTGATGTCGAACCTGGCGGCTGACCTGTCCGAACGTATACGCACCCTCGAACCAGCAGCGATCGATAGCGAGCTTGACCGTCTCATCGGGGAATTGTCGGGAATTCGCATTCAAGAGGGCGCCTAGGAGAACCATCGTGAAAAATCAAAAGCCGTGGACCTTTAACGCCAAGGCGGAAAACGAACTCGAGATCCTCCTGTACGACCAAATCGGGCAGGATTGGTGGACGGGTGAGGGCACGACCGCGAAAGCTTTCGCGCAGGACCTGAAAGACGCGGGGAACGTGTCCAAGATCCATCTGCGCGTGAACTCGCCGGGCGGCAACGTGTTCGATGGCATCGCGATTTACAACACGCTGCTCACCCATGGCGCGAAGGTGACCGCTCAGGTTGACGGGCTCGCGGCTTCGATCGCCTCAGTCATTATTATGGCCGCCTCGGAGATAGCCGTTTCCGAAAACGGCATGGTGATGATTCACAACCCGAGCACCTTTATCTCCGGCGATTCCAATGACATGCGCAAGATGGCCGACACCATGGACAAGGTGAAGGCCAACATGATCACCGCTTACAAGCGACATTGCGACCTTTCCACCGAAGATATTGGCGCGCTCATGGATGAAGAGACTTGGATGACCGGCCAGGAAGCGGTCGACCAGGGATTCGCAGATAGCGTGCTCGATCCGGATGAAAGCGGCGACAACAATGAGGACATCGCTGCGAATTTCGACCTGTCGCACTTCCGCAAGGTCCCGGTCCAGATTGCGGCCATGTTCGGACGACCGAGACGAACCAATCCGCGCGCCGCGGCGAAATGCATTTGCGGCTGTGCCTCTTGCATCGGCAACGACTGCAAAGCTTGCGTTAAAGATGACTGCGCCGACGAGGTGTGCGCGGGTTCCGGATGCCCGGCGCAAAAGAACGCCAAAGCTGCATCCCAACGCCAGCTCGTTGAAGCGCAGCAGCGCGCGGATTCACTGCAGAGGGCTCTGACAGACAGGGACAAGCGGCTGCAGGAGCAACACGCGCAAATCGAGCGCCAATTGAAGGAAATTCAAGCGCTAAAGGACGCGACCAAGGAAGATTCCGGCGGCCAATCCCGATGGCTTACCCGCATTGGACGCGACATCGAAGTGGCAACTGCGACGCACACGAAGGCTATTTCCGAGATCACAGCACGGTTCGATGCGATGCAGGCAACTTATAGCAAGCTCACTGCACGCATTGGATCCGCCGAAAGTTTGCTGGCGAAGCTCAATGCCGAGCGGGCCGGAGAAACGACTGCGCTCGCAACCTGGTCGGCCAGAATCTCCGCCCAGATTCGGCAGGGATGCTCGCTCTTCGAATGGGCAGTCAATCAGGTAAAGGCGTCGGACGT